TGACATTATATAGTTACCGATCTACTGAGAGTTAAAAACCCTTCAAGGAGTTTTATTTTATTCCCGTTAGAATCGACAACCATAATGTCATAAGAAGATTTTGGATAAAAGAGTTTATTTGTCTGGGTAGGTGTCATTTTAACGGTTAGTGTTCCAGTTGCGCCATTAATTGTTATACCACCAGAGGGTGATGTTAGTGTAAATGCTAGTTTGGATCCACCTTTAGTATCACGTACTTGCATCTTTGCAGTTGCATTTACTAAACTTATTGGTGTGACTTCATCTTCTAAGGTGTATTGAACCTCAAAGGTGAATGTAGCATTTTGATCTACTTCAAAATTCTTTTGTACTGCCATTTTCAAAATCTCCTAAAATAGGAAAACTCCTATGCTTATTTTAGCACAGGAGCTTTCTTAATTCAGTTTACTAAATTACTTAGCTGACTTGAAACCAAACTCTTGATTGCTTGGTGAAAGAGCCTTTAAAATTACTGGGGCTACTGCTGCAATTCCACCCATCAAAAGGTCCTTTGGATTTGTATTACCAGTCATATACAAAGCTATTGCTGCTGAAAGGAATGCACGAGCATACGTTCCAACCGCTGCTAGGATTTGTTCTGTCATTGTTATTACTCCATCGTTATTTAGATCTTTTTTCATTAAGATCCTCCTATTTCTGAGCCTTGTGCCCAGGAATTTTGGGGGTTACCCAATACTAATATAATACCACTATGCAGAGATATCTACAAGTTCACAATTTCCGTCAGACGTACATGCAAGTGTGGCGTTTGTAGAAGTTCCATCTTCTGTTTCATAAAAAGATAAATCTTCCCAACGAATAGACTTTGGCATCTTAGACAACAAGTCTTCGTATTCTTTTTTTGTTATTTCCTGATATGGTGCTTGCTTGTATGAATGATCAGAAGAAGGCAAGAATGAGATTCCAGAAACTTCATCAAAGTTTTTGTATACCCAGGCGCCAACTTCCATCCATTCGTCTTCTTTTACTGACACAGTAATTGAAGGCTTATGCTCACACCATGCTCTTTGATAAACAAGCCATGTGTTTAAATGATCTATAGCGGTTAAATCATTTCTAACAATTGCATCGTCTGGAGATTTTATTGGAAAAGAAAATACATATGTTTCTGTTGGTTTCATGACATCATCTTCGACTGGTATGCCCACTTCTTTTAAGAAAACAGAGATTGGGTCTGTCTTTGATCCACGAACTGTTCTAATATAATATTTAGAGTGCCACGGATGCATTCCAGAAGAAACTCCGACTAGCTGCGAGACTGTACCTGACGGCTTAACGCAAGTAATTGCTGCTGACTCTTGAATTCCAATTTTTTTAGCCTCTTCAGCATTTACCTTTCTTGCTGATTCACGAAGAGATACAAGAGTTTGCTCTAGTTTGTCTAAACCTTCTTGTCCAGAAAAGAATTTATGTCCAAATTGTCCTGTTAAAGATACGCCAAGCAGTCTTTCTTCTTCTGTATTATCTTTCCAAATTTTACGCAAATATTTAAAGTCTGTTAATGTAGATTGCCACGTTCCTAAAATAGTGGCAAGTCTTACTTTATTCTTAACATCATCAACTGTATCCTTTTCACGTAATACGACTTCTGAAAGGTTACAAAACTGATAAGGACGCAAAATAATTTCTGAGCAAGGGTTTGTCCCATAGTGTATTTCAGGATCCCGCCTTCCATATCTAGCTGCCTGTGCTTGTGCAGCGGCAACATTATAAATTCCACGTTCTCCAGATTTTGAGTCATAAAGATTTTTCCATTCTGCTATAAATTGTGCCATTTCTGGTTTTCTAGAATAAGCAACTGAGTTATTTGACAATGCTCTTTGTGGATTGTTCTCCCACCAATTACCTGACTTAGCTGCTGCCATTTCAATATCATTAATATTAGAAAGAGATATCATTGCAGATCTACGAACGCCACCAACTACAACAACTTCTCCAATTTTACACATAAGGTCGTGACATTCAATTGGCTTTAAATTTCTTCCAACTGCATTTTTAAATATTTTAATTGTAAAATCAAAAAGATTTACTAATGGTTGTGGTCCAGAAGATCTTCCGCCCATAGTTTTAAGTCTTGCGCCTGCGGGTCTAAGTTTAGTTACATCAACTGCTGGAATCTGTCCAGACCAAAGCAATGCTAATAGTTCACGATATGCTTTTGCCCAACCTTGTTTTGAATCTTCTACTGTAATTACTGTAGTTGATTTTTCTAAAGATTCTGGGACAGCAGGAAGTTTATTAATATACTTATACTCAACAGAAAACCCTACGCCAGTGCCACACATAAGGATATACATTGTTTCATCAAATGAACGTGGTGAATCAACTGGAACAAATGAACAATTGTATCCAGCAACATGATCTCTTTCTAATGCTGGGCCAGAAGTCATTACTGCTCTCATTGATGGCATAACGTTTCTGTCTAAAACTGCTTGTTTTAATTCTGATATTAATTTTGCTGAAGGTTCGTATGAGTATTCTTTAAATAAATGATCTAGCATAAAAGAAAAATATCTATCTACAGTTTCTTGCCAATTTTCTCTGCGGTTTTCTTCTGGAACCCACTTTGCATATCTAGATAATGCAATAAAATTTTCATATGGGTTTTCAATTGTAAATGACATTTATATACGACCTTTTCTCCGCCAACGCAGTTTTAAAATTTGATTGAAGTCTAAGTGTACCAAACTTTATTTTATTGGTCTAGGTTTTAATTAAGTTTTTTTAAAATTTTATCAAATGAATTCTTAGTCAACTGCTCCCAATTATAATCTTTATGTATTTTAGTTGACTGAGAGAAATAATATCCTGAATATGCATTAAAGTTTATTGAAACATCTCTCATAAGTTCAAGTAGATGTTGATAGTTTGGTTCAAAAACTTTTCCTTCGTGTGGGAATGGCCAAGGTGAATCTATTAGTTCTGATTTTAATTTTAATGGACCTAAATATTTTTCATAATGTGCCCAGCCGCTTGTACAAATTGTTGGCATGCCAGTTGCTAGTGCTTGAAGTGGAATAAATCCAAATCCTTCTCCATAGCTTGGATATACTAAAACATCATGAGACTGATACAGGCTTACAAGCTCTTCGTCATTTAAAACATCTGTAATCACAGACACATTGTTGTAATATTTATCTGGAACACCTAAAATATTTTTATCTAGATAATTGTTATATACTCTAGTTGTATTTATTTGATCTGCTTTAATGGTTAACAAATATCCTTCTTTATTTCCAAACAAACTACCAAATGCATCTAGTACCATTTGTCCAGCTTTTCTTGGTGCTGGTTCTCCTATATGTAAAAATTTAATCACACCGTCTTCTTTTCTTCTATTTGGCATCCACATAGGATCAATGCCGTGTGGGTATACATTAGAAACCTTAAAACCATTATCTTCAAATACATTTGCACACCAATCTGAAGTTACCCAAACTTCGTCGCATGCATCCATATAATATTTCCAATCTTCTGGAATTACAGTAGATTCCCATGGTGTATAACTAATTTGATATTGATTTTTATGTAATTTAAAATGTGATGGTTGTGAAAAATTTAATTGTAATTTAGATTTTGGATCTTGAAATGGAGTAAAGTGTCCTAAGTTATTTAAAGATTTTATTATATTTTTACTTGCATATCCATATCCATTATTAGTTCTTAGGTTAACTATAGGCGTAGAAAATGAAATATTCATAAATTCTTTCTGGTCAACTGGGTTGACACGCTTAAGTAATCAATGCTACTATTATAGTTCGTTATCTCTAAAGGAGGAATGCCAATGGAGAGAATCAAACAAAGTTTGAGCGATGTAGTTCATAATTGGACTGTTATTATAATGATAACATTATTTTTATTTACAGTCCAGCCTGGACCTACAATGAGTCAAGCTTTAACAACTGCGCCTGAAAAGGTACAAAAAACCGAAAAACAACTAAAGAGAGAAATAATAAATAAGTTCAGCAATGAAACTTATAAGCATTCTGAAATGCTTGCAGCCGAAGATTTAAAAGATTTATTATGGGCTGTGGGATTTGAAGGAATTGCTTTAAAAACAGCTTGGGCTGTTGCTAGGGTAGAGTCTAACGGAAGACCGCTTGCTCTAAACGACAACAAATCAACTGGTGATAAATCTTACGGGATTTTTCAAATTAATATGCTAGGGGAACTTGGTGTAGATAGATTAGAAAAATTCAATTTAGTGTCAAATAAGGAATTATTTGATCCAGTAACAAACGCAGAGATAACGTACTATATGACCAAGGGCGGTAAAGATTGGTCGTCATGGCCTAACTCAATAGGAAAGGCCAAGGAGTTGATTAATCAATTCCCTAAAGCTTAAGGAGCAATTTTGCGACAGATACAATATGTATCTCAATATATAGCTTTATCAGAAGATGGTCTTGTGCCTAGGCTTGAGTGCCCAATGGACCAAGGCCTTCTTCAATCTAATTTAGATTTGGAAGACAATATATACTTATATTGTTTATCATGCTCCTATAAAAAATTTATTGGAGAAAAATTGTATAGCGACATAAAAGAAAGAGTTGATAAAAATGTCTGACGATAACAAGCAAGCCAAAAATCTTGAAGATAATTTGCCTATGGTAAACTATATAATGCTACATAGAATATACGATGTTTTAACGTTATTAGCAAAATACTCATCAAAGGATGATGGGGATGAAGTGGCTAAACTAATAGAGTATCATGAAAAGGGATTTTTATTAGGCCCAGCCCCTGCATTTACAACAGAAGGTGGAGACTCAAATGAATAAAATGCAAGCAATAGAATTAATGGTAGAAAAAATTAATACCAGAAATAGAATTATTGCTGTTGAATCTGGAAATAGTTTAATAGAACTTGAAAAACAAATACTTGCAGCTCAACCATACTATAGACAAGTTTGTTCTGAAATTTTAGATGCCTTACAGTCTAAAGATTTATTAAAAAATATTGAATAAATTAATTTAAGTCTGGGTACAAAGATTTATTGGCACGATCTTTTCTACTTGAATGCCACATTGCAATTGTATACCTAATTCCATTTTTAACTTCATTTACTTTATGTAAATATTCAGTACCTGCGCTTGGAAATATAACGGCAGATCCAGATTTTGCTTTATATTTAAATTTTTGATTTGGAAATTCAATTTCTCCACCTTCAAAATTTTCATTTAAATAAATAATGCTACTAAATTGAATAAATCCTTCTCCATGTCTAGGATTATCAATGTGCGGCCCAGCGTACCCTCCTTGAACCCATGCAGTTAAATATGCTTGAGTTGTGTAAAGCTCTGGATAAAAGCCGTATTCGTCTTTATGCAGTTTTGTTAAAATATCAGAATATTTTTTTAATATTAAATTCACCTCTTCTGACTCTTCTAAAATTCTTGCGCTTTTGCTATCTTTAAAAACAGATACTTTTCCATTATTAATTAAATTAATAATATCGCTACATTCTTTTTCGGTTAATAAATTTTCTATAACTTTTATTCTATGACCCATGTTTTTTCCTTTGCATGAATTTTATTACATTTTCACAAAAAATATTATCTCCTAGATGATGAAAATTTCCTGAGCTATCATTCCAAATTAATGGTAGTTTATTAAATCTAGCATATTCTATAGCATAAGTTAAAATATCGGGGCTATAACTTTCATATGATTTAACTAATCTTAAATATTTTTTATTTTGA